GACCAACAATCAGTTCCTCAAGCATATTATCATGAACTTCTAACAGCAACATCATCGGCAATTATTGAGAAAAATATTCCCGGTAGAGAGTTGCGTTGGATTGTTTATGAAAAGAATAGTAAGAAGATAATTGGATTCATTCGTTTTGGATCTCCAACTATTAATTCAAAACCTCGCAATGAATGGTTAGGTCAGCCAGCAAATCTCTCAATATTCAATCGTCATGCTGTGATGGGTTTTGCAATCGTGCCATCTCAACCTTTTGGATATAACTGTCTTGGTGGTAAATTACTTGCATTATTGTGCGTATCTCATTTTGCAAGAGAGCATCTTAATAAAGTATTTGAGAAAGATATTGGATGGTTTGAAACAACTTCTTTATATGGATCTACTACCTCTGCATCACAGTATGATGGATTGAAACCATTTATTAGATTTAAAGGTTTAACTGATAGTAAGTTTTTACCTTTACTTCATGATAGAGCGTTTCATAAACTTCATGATAGATTCACTATTATCAATGATAATAATCCTGTAACTCCCAGTTATGTTTCTTCTAAAAAGATGAAGAGACAAACTAGAATGATTTCATGGACTAAGAACTCTCTGAAAGAATATGGTCAGGTAGAAAAACTAAAAGAGTTAGACAGAGTTCTTAAGAGTGCATTTGGACTTACACAAAGAAAAAGATCATATACTTCTGATTATGGTTATGGGAATGTTCGTGAAGTATTACTCGGTGAACAAGATAAATTAGTCAAAGGTCAAAATTGGGATAAGTTCTATCTTGATAATATTATTTCATGGTGGAAAAAGAAAGCTGGTAAGAGATATGAAAAGTTAAAGTCTGAGGGTAGGTTTAGAACCGAGGTCGAACTTTGGACAGAGGATGAAGATATTCAGATTATAAGATAATGGAACTAAAAGACTGGTTAAACTCTATTAACTTTACAAAGGAGAACTTGATAGAAGAAGATTCAAGTCTGATTAAAGATTATCCTCCATACATCGTCAATCGTTGTTTGTCTGGTCATCTTGATACAGTCATGTTTGCAAATGAGATGAATAAGTTTCCTAACTTAGATAAAGACCTTCAATATCATTTTTTTCTAAATACACTTAGGAAAAAGAAGAGATTTTCTCCCTGGCTCCGGAAGGATAAAGTCACGGATCTTGAAATCATCAAACAATACTATGGTTATAGTAACGAAAAAGCACTAAGTGCTTTGAAAATATTAACACCTGATCAAATTAATTTTATTAAACAACGACTTGATATTGGAGGAATACGATGACGACGACCGTTGAACCAACCGTGCAATGGACTCAGGATCAAATGCTTGAGGTTGTGTTAAATGAACCAGATGATTTTTTAAAAGTTCGTGAAACACTAACCCGTATTGGAGTTGCATCAAGGAAAGAGAAAAAACTCTATCAATCTTGCCACATTCTGCATAAGCAAGGAAAATATTTTATAGTTCATTTTAAAGAATTGTTTGCCCTTGATGGGAAACATGCGAATCTTACAATCAACGATGTGCAAAGACGTAATCGCATCACTCGTTTATTGGCTGACTGGGGACTTATCTCAATCGTTAAAGAAGAGGATTGTGTAGATATTGCACCACTCAATCAGATCAAAGTTTTATCTTATAAGGATAAGGGATTATGGCAGCTTGAACAGAAGTATAATATTGGTAAGAAAGGAAAAACAACCGAGACAGAATAATTGAAAAAATTTATCTTTGATGTTGACGGCACTCTAACAGATAGTCGTCAACAAATTGACTTGTCATTTGAAGTATACATGATTAAATTCTGTTGTAAATATGATGTTTATCTTGTTACTGGTAGTGATAGAGCAAAGACAGTAGAGCAGGTAGGTCTTGATATCTACAATAGATCGAAGAGAGTATATAACTGCTCTGGAGCAGATGTATATGAGAAAGATCATAATGTCTTCAAATCTGATTGGAAACCATCTCGTGGGTTAATTAACTTTCTTAGTGATGAATTAGACTTCAGCACGTTCCCACACAAGACAGGTAATCATATTGAACACAGACCCGGTGGGATAAACTTTAGTGTTCTTGGTAGAGGTGAGGATAGTATGAAATATAGAAAAGAATATGTAAAGTGGGATATCAATACTACTGAAAGAATATTAATGTCAGATAGGATTAAAAGTGAGTTTCCTGATTTGAATATTCAAATCGGTGGACAGACTGGACTTGATATATCTGATAGTGATAAAAGTCAAATACTAAGAGATTTTAATCCAAAAGACGAGTTAGTTTTCTTTGGTGATATGATGAAAGAAGGTCAGAATGATTATCCATTAGCAGAGGCTGTTGACAAAAGAGGAGGAACAAACTACAATGTGAGTAGTTGGCAAGAAACTTATAGTAAACTAAGGGACTTGACAAACAAATAAAGTTAATATATACTTTATATCATACACATCAGTTCTGCCTTAAGAATTGATATATTCACCTAAGAATCAAATGACAAAATTTAACACAAAGAACTCAAAGTTCTATCCTATCGAAGACGATTATGATAAATTGTCTGATAAGTATAAAGAAAAAATCCCATCAGGGGTAAGAATTTACGGAGAAAAGGTCGATAAGGTTTATAATGTAAAAGATTGGATAGATGAAGGTATTTTTGAAAATATTGAAGAAAAACTAGAGAGAGATAAATTCTGGTTAATACCTTTATACGAAACACAAAATTTTATACATGGACTTGTTTTAAAAGCACCCACTGGTTCTAAAATTGATAAATTGTATAATAGAGATTTTTATGCAAAACATTTTGAAAAATTATTCGGTTCTGACACAGGAAGTGATGTTAGGGGATTTGATCCTGTCCTCGCAACAGTAGGAGATCTTTTAATAGATTTAAGAACACAATTAAATGTAAATTGGGATGCTAGACACAGAGGAGTAGGATTTATTTCTGCAAGTAAGGGTGGTCAAGTTGGAGATAATCAGTTTAATAATGCTATCTTAATTAAAAAAACTGCACCTAAAGACATAAGACCAGAGATGGTGGCAAACGTCTATTTCAAAATTAAGAATGACTCAGCAAAGGATTTATCCCCAGAAGAAAAGTTTGTTGCTGAAGTAAGAGCAGATAATCCACAGGCTTGTCAATGTTTCTCAGCCTTAATCGCTGCAAACATCAGAATCGCAACTGATAAATTACCAGAACTTGATGAAGGAAATCCAATCACAATGACAGGAATTGCATTGTTTAGATCAGAGTATCAAGGGAAAGGTCTTGGTCGTGGTAGACATCTTCCAGAAGTTGTTAAATCACTTAAAAAAGTTAAGTGGCCTTTAGCAGAATCAAAAACATACTCAATGTATTTAATTCTTGGTTACTGTAAGTTAATTCAACTAAGTGAAACTTATAATGGCGACTTTGGTTTTGATAATGAAACTATGATTAAAGCACTTGCTTGGGGATATAATGAGTATGAAGGGGAAGCAAAACCTAATTATTATACAACACCCAGAGCAAACGGATTAGCATATCCTAGTGTTGCATACAACATGGGAAGAATGTACAATAGATATCTTGTTAGTCAAGGTTCTGATGTTTATCAAGGTGGTAATAAAGAAATGGATAAAAAATATAATATCGGAGACATAATTTATGTTGAAGACGGTGGACAAGGATTAAATCTTGATGAGTATCTTGATCTTCCAGATAGTTTTAAAACACAAGTCGGTGTTGACGTAACTAAGTCCTCTAAAAAAGTAGAGATTGATTTTAGTGATTTGGTGGAGGAGTTTAACTTAGTTTCATAGGGTAAACCGAACTTTATGGATTAACCGAACATAAATTGAGGGGTTTATACACCCCTCTTTTTTTATGATCTGTTATAATTAGTAGTGTCGCCGTAAGGGACACAATTCACACTCGCTTATTAAAGGAGAACCATGACAAACATTTATAGAGCTAAGGATTTAGCAGAACTGTTTGATAAGATAACAACAAACAGCATTGGTTTGGATAG